CAATTAAGCAGGTCTACACCAGCTTGTAAAACTGGAGGTGTATCATCATCAGTTTCAATTGTAAAACTACCCCAGCGCCAACCAGTTTCAACAACAATAGTTTTACTGTCTTTGGTGTAGTAAGTTCTTTCAATTAAAGATTTTTTCCATGTTGGTTCAATTTGCCAAGTGGCCATTATTTCTTCTCCATAATATGTTTAAGAACCTCTTTCGATTCTTTCCAATCGGATTTCAATACTGCTTCATCAATCATATCAAGCTGAGTTTTATGTAGGTAATTCAAATGTAACTCGACCATGATTTCTTTCAAACTTCTTGGTCCAAGTGTATACGATTTTGGTTTATAGTTCATACATAATCCTCTGCTAATACAATATATTCAATATACAAATTGTCCAATGTTTCATCATCTTTGGACATTAGGTATTCAGTAGTAAATCCCTTAAATGATAACATCAAAATTATATCACTGCGACTTATATGATCCATGTATTTCTCCACATTTAAAATACCATTATAACACAACCACAGAATAGGTCAACCGTTTGTTGCCAAATTACAACACTTATAGTGCATTCATTTCAAAATTTAGTGCTATTGAATATCGTGGTAATGGTAGTGTATTGGGCAATACAAAATGTGCCAAGTCTGCTGGCATTAGAACCAATTTACCTTCTTTAGCTTCAATTTGGTGATACAATCTTGTACCTTTCATACCATCATGATGTGTAGTAAATCCAGAATTACCTGAACTAGGTACCAAAAACAAATCACCATGACCTCTTTGTACTTGCAAGTAAAATACTCCAACTAACATTGGTGCAAGGTGTATGTGTGGTGAATCCCAATTACCTTGTGTCATACGAACTGCACGACCCCATAATAATTTATTGTATTCCCACGGATATCCACCTTCTTTCATGGCATCATTCACAATAGGTTTTAACATCTTAACAAATTTACTCGCTTCAGGCAAATCTATCTTGAACAAACTTTCTGGATCAGGTGGTGTAGTTTTAATCTCATGTAACAAAGGCGCAACGATATCTGCCAACTCAGGCGTTTCAATCTCCCATACGGGAGTAGGCCAAAGTAACTTCAAACTCATGCCATGATTTCCAATTTACCAATACCAACATATTCTTCAATCGATTTCTTTAATTGTTTCTTTGATAATGATGGTGCAATAAACACATAATCTGAATGGTCACCTTCTTTAGCACTCATGTACTCATTCAAATACTTAATAGCATCAACTACATCATCAAATTCTTTTGAGTGAGTGTAATTAAACAATCTTGGTTTTGCAATATATTTCATTTCTTTTTACCTTTAATAGCATTGATACCATAACCAGCAGTATCGGGATCGGATTGGTACATCTGTTCACGCATTGCTGCACATTCTTCTTCAAGCATTTTAATCTTCATTACTTTATCTGCAATCAAAGCAATAAGAGCAATCAAAATAATACCAAAAATAGTATATGTAATCATAATTTACTTTATAGTGGTGTCACCGACTTACGGCGTTTCCCAACGGCTGCGGCGACATAAAACTTAAATGTTTGTTGCTTCGAGAATCCAAAAACCTTTTTTGCCATTTTCATCTTGTCCTGCTACAACGGTTACAGGAATTCCAGCTTCTTTCGCTACAGTATACACATGAGAGAATTTTCGGTCTTGGTTTTCACACATCACGAAAAATCCATCATCTACTTGTAACTCACGAACCATTTGAGAAACACCATAACCACCTTTATTCTTTTTGCTGTTTCTCAAAATCTCTTGGCGTTTGCCTTTAGAAATCTTTACAATGTTACTAACTTCAGCGTGACGAACTCTAGTTTGAATTTCCATGATATCTCCTTATTAAGCAGTTACAACTTCAGGGGTTGACTTAACTAATGGAGCAGTCTTAACTGGACCTTGATAACGACCATTAGCATCGAACTCTGAATAGTTAACCAATTGATAACCTGTTACCTTACGACCACTCTTAATCACTTTGACGATACCACCATCTTTACGAATGTTATAGATGTTGGTAGACAAACGATATAGAACTGCCTCTTGGTTTGTGCCTTTAAATACATCAGCAATCTCCTGTGGTGATACAGGTTTGCCACTCAATAATACTTGGGTAATTTTCTCATGACGGTTTACCTTACCTTTGCGAACTGTTAAAGCCATTTAAAACTCCTAATCAAATTAAACATAATATAAAACTACTTAAAGGAACTACATACCTGATTATACAGGTTACCACTTAAATGGCAACCAGTATACTTCAAGTTTGCCACTTTATTTCTTACCACACTTATCATTATGATATCTACTAATATTTCCTGGATTGGTAACAATACCACAATGAATACATTGAGCACGATTTTGTTTCTGAAATTCAGAAATTTGTTTTCGTTTCTCATCCGACATAGGTTGAGACCATTTATAACCACCTAGTCCGGTTTTACCTTTGTTCCAAGGTGTTTTGCCTTTTCTATTAAAACCACTCAACCAGTTTTCTCTTGCTTCACCAACAATATCTGGACGACCAGGTAAACTACCTCCTTGGCCACCTTCATGCATATTGTATGTTGGTTTTAATTCAGATATCCAATGAATTTCTTTTTCATTTAATTCTTGTTCATTTGTTGCTTCTTCAAGCAATTCAATAGTAAAATTATTGTAACCATAGTACCTCATTGCATTATGCAAATAATAGGTTGAACCATGGTTGGCGGTGTTTCTGTGGTTAGACAACCTTTTGTTTAACGATTGGGTTGTCTTACCCACATAGAAATCACCATTTACATTATTGACCAGTTTATAAATTTTCATTTTTTTCTCCAAGAACACATGATATATTTATGCGTTCTTAGAGTTTTACTTATATTCTGGCATTTCAGTATTAGTTACAACCGATGCTGTGTTGGCTGGACTTTCAACCGTAGCATCAACTTTACTGTAAAGGTCAAGAAAACCTAATTTGGTTTCTTCATCGAATCTTGAAACGCACAATGTAATAGCTTTCATTTTATCATTAAAAATGTTGAATGCTTTTGCAATATGCACCAATCTTCGTGTTGAAATTACTTCATCAACAGCACCTTCCATATAACTCTTGCGAATTACATCTGCCCATTGGCATAAATTTTCAAGAAAAGCTTTATCTTCAATGAGTGGTGCCAAGATTTTTTTCTCAGTTTTCATATCGGGAAATTCTTGCTCTACGGTGATAGGAAAGCGTTCAAGAAAAGCCGAATCTAAGATTTGAGCAAGATATTTGCCTTCATCACTGCCTTGGCCTTTAGTATTTGCCGTTGCAATGATATTAAATCCTGCCTTCGGATAAACCATCTCACCCGATTTCTTATTGTAATGTGGTTTACCTTCCATGATGCCTTGCAAACACATCAACTTATTAGAACCACGGTCGACCTCATCGATTAACAGCACGGCACCTTTCTTCATAGCCTGTAATACAGGACCATCACGATTGACCACGTTACCATTCACCAATGTAGGACCGCCTAGTAGGTCAGTTTCATCGGTCTCAACTGAGATATTCACACGGATACATTCACGATTCAACTCCGCACATACCTGTTCGACCATCAAGGTCTTGCCGTTGCCTGATAAACCGGTAACGAATACAGGATAGAACATCTTAGACGATACAATATTACGCATATCTTTAAAGAAACCAAATGGTACATAATTCTCATACTTTTCAGGTACGGCATTATCGGACTCATCAATCAATTTTGGTTGACGGAACTCTAACACTTGAGCAGGTTGAGCATATGCCATTTCTGTTTCAGGTTCTTTACAATCTTCAGTCATATTCTTTACAATAGTTTTGGATTTCTTTACAATACCTGAAGGTGGAACTTTGTATTGTCCACGGTCATAACGGAACTCTGATTTAGTAACCAGCCAATATGGATACGGGGCACCAGATTCATTCACAACTCTGGTAATATCATCACGGGTTAAAATTGGTTCTGAACCAAAGATTTCTTCTGCGGCAACGATAAATGCGGTAGCGTTCTTGTTCATACTGTTTCCTTAAATGAATTCATCCATAGTCCTAAAATTGTTCTTGCTTCGTTCTTACTAATATCAAATGCTTCTTGTAAATACGGTGAAGCACCAAACATATTAGTAACACCAGATTCACGCAGAGTATTTAAATACTCAAATTCTTCAAAATATTTTTCCATAATCAATCCAATAAAATCATATACTCTTTTGGAAAGTTTTGTGCAAACCAATCCAAACCTTTACGAACACCGGCATAATCACCGAACAACTCACAACCTTTAATTGTATCATATACAGCAACTGCTTCAGGTGTAAGCATTACGCCTTCACCACTAAATGGGTTGGTAATAAACTCAGGTACTTCTGCTACAAATATATCTTTATAAGGCAGTTTCATATAGTTCCTCTCTCTCTCACTCAATACAAACCATTATACAGGTATCCTGGAATACCACAAGCACTATCTGCCATGCTGTTGTTTTGGTACAACACTAGGTGTAGAAGGTGTCCAAGACCATTGGTGCTGGGTCACCAGTCAGTCCAAAACGCTTGGAGGCCTCTACTGCACCAGCAATGAGATGTTCATACTCATCCTCGTATGAACCCTCCTTGAGTAGTTCCACACATTGTGCCTCATTCTCAGCAATGACTGTCCATGTACCGCCATATTCCGACCTAGGGAATGGCACCCAATAATTACCAATGTAAATGTTCATTTCTTAAACTCCATATATGGTGCAATGTCATTATCAAAAATCTGTGCCATCTGTTTATGTAAGGCTTTGCGTTCATCATCGGTCAATCCGGATGCAAACGGGTAAGGACCAAATTCGCCGGTAGTTTTTGGTAAACCATAATCATGGCGAAAGGTCATACACATATTATGGATGATTGATTCTCTATTTTTCATCACTCTCACTCAAAAATCGTTTAGCAACTTCAATTGGAAAATCAATCAACAATTTCCACAAAAATACAAATGGTGCCATAATAATGATTATAAGGCCTTTACACCACAATTTAACATTCCATAAAAACTTATACATCATATCAAACCTCCATATATTTCAATTGAAAGAAATTTGCACAACTTTCATATTTGATATAACCACGAGGATTACAAACCACTCTGGTCTCACCAATCCAATAATTACTCATATTGTGCATATGTCCATGAGTCCACATTTTAATCTGTGGTCTATCTAAAATGAATTCACTTAAATCAGAACGAAACGCACCATTCATTAATGTATCGCCTTTGTATGCCTCAGCAACACTCTCACCACTTGGTGCATGGTGTGTCACCACAACATAACTCTTGGTTTTATCCTGAGTAACGATATTGATATAGTCAACCATTTTCTTGTGGTCTTCCACGGAATCTTCTGCTGACCATCTTGATGGCTTCTCATAATGGTCAATTCTCTCAACAACCAAATTACCATCAGAATCTTTCAAGTGCATACCAGAACCATCAGGATTCTTGGCATAGATTACATTCTTATGGTGTGTGGTACGATTACTATTCTTGATTAATCTAAAGTCATTCATACGCTGACCAGAATGCCACAAAGTCAACGAATCACCTTTATTCATATCAGTCCATAATGTACCACCAACAAAGGTGATGCCGTTATGTTCCCATGTTTCTTTTTCCAATAAATGGATATTCTCAAATGGTGCCAATTCAAACTTCAATCGTTCGTAAGTATCACGCATATCAAAATCATAATGCTCGTGGTTACCCATCACATATACCACATGAGGAAATTCGAATGAACACCGTTTAAAGAAATCACGAACCATTGCTCGTTCTTTGGGTTTGTGTTTGAAAACTTTAGCTGTGCAAATATCGCCGCTCAGTATTAAAACTTCGGCATTTTCTTCATTCTTTATAACGAGGTCACCAAATTCAAGGTGAACATCTGACGCTAAAGCAATTTTCATTTTCTTATCCACAAACTAAAATACTATCCTTGGTACCAGTACCAATAAACTGACGCCAGCAATTACCCTCTTTAACTGGTCGCACATATCCTTCTGCCTTAGGTGCAGGCATAACTTCTACACTTGGTTTATCTTTTGGCCAATTGGCCCATGCACCAGCAATCACCAATACTGCAACAATAACCAATATGATTCTATCAAAGCTCATTTGCTTCTCCTTTTTGTTTGTACCACTCATCACCAGGACAACCAACAGTAGGTCCTGCTTCAATCAATCCTTCTGCCAAGAACCTATCACATACTGGATCATCAGGTTCTGCCATATACATTTCTTCTACCATCTTACCATTCACTCTGGCAAAGTATCTATACTCACTCACGGATATAACTCCAAAAGATTTCGTTCAAACTCTACCCATTCCATTTGTGGTTGTGGTCCAGATGTATCAAACACAACCATCTTTTTATATTCTTGGTGTGATTCATACCATTCCATCCAAACCGTATATGTTCCACATACTTTAGGAAAGAAAGCAAACTTATTAACCCTTCTTTTATGGCCTTCTTCTGGTTTATACCGAGTAGTTTTCCATTTCATTTCTCACTCGCTTTCTTTAGTATTGCTCTAGCAAAATCTTCTAACTCATACAATTTAATTTTGAATTGTTCTGATAGTTTTGCTTCAGGATGAATGTTAAAATACTTTTTTGTAATGTAGTCTATTTCCTCATCCGTTGGTGTCTTTGCTGGTTCTGCTAACTTATGCCAATCTTCAACAGGCTTTACATAAACCCAGCCACCAACATTTATACCAATGCTGTTTTGTTCTGTTACAAAAATAGAAGGTGAATAGTAGTCGTTTGGAATTTCACGCCATAATTCTTTATCCGTATTTAATACCGGATCATTGTTCATTTCTATTCCTTATCTCATCACTATGTTTACATTTACCACGATAGGCAAAACCCACACAATTACAACTATACTTTCCATCAATCTTTTCTACTGTATATTCTTTGCCTGAATCCGACTTGACCATGAATATATTAATATTGTTTGCAACTGGCGGTGGTGCCAACACAATGGTAGCACCATAGGCGTCCAATGCCTCATGTTTCACTTTGATAAACTTACGGCGGCGACCATCAAGCGGCAATGGCTTATGCAATATCACCAACTCATCATTGCTTGCCTTGGCATAGGCCAATATATTGGACTTACCATCGAACAAGTAAGTATGGTTAGGCACCACGAACTCACTATTGTCCCACTCTGTTACTTCTTTATATGCACTAATTCCCATTATTCAACTCCAAAATGTTCTTTAATTACTCTGCCTACACCAAGAGTAATGCCTTCAGCTTCCGTATTATGTTCATTAGCAACTTCAGCACATTCCCGAACAATCAACTCGGCGAACTTGGCCAAATCGTGGTCTGGCATATAATCAAGCCCGGACTGCTCGGCAAGTTGTTTAATCTTCTCGTTCATTTCATATCTCTTATCGTTTGTAAATCTTTCATCAATATACACAGCGGCCAGTTTCTCTTTATAAACAGATTTCCACCACTCGGCAAATTCTACAAGGTTATTCTTCATAATATAATTTCAATTCATTACCTTGATAATCTTTAACTTTAATATGGCCTTTACCCATATACTTTATAAATTGTTGAATAAACCATCGTGGTACATAATCATTAAACTCCACACTCGGTGTTTTGGTTACAATAATAGTATCACCAGAATTAAAGAACAGGTTGTTCATATCTTTGCACTCGCATAAAATAAATCAATTTCTTCTGTTGTTTGAGTTACTATAATATCAGGCGAACCACCAAACACAATTCTAGTAATTTCCCAATCTCTTTTACCATCTCTATAAATGAAATCTGTATAATAATATTGAATCTGACTACTATTCACTCTAACACTTTTATCATACCATGTGCCATCACGAGCCTTAACAATTTGTGTTAATCTAAAAATCATCATATCCTTCCGCCCAACTTATTTTGGGATTTGTTATTTCATACAATTCAACAATATCTTTAAAACTCCACATTGCATCAGTTTCAAATGTATTCAACCATCTACTAAATCTACCCCAATCTTGCTCAGTCATTGGTGGTATACTAATCTCTGCACCATATGGTCCTAATCCTGTACCACGGCAATCAATACGACCACATGAATAACCTTGTGTAATCTCATCATACTCAAACGATTCACCAGCTTTTCTGCCAGTTAATTTGGAATCTTCGGTTAATGTTTTAGTTACTCTTTTGGTGAGTCCACGGTCTATGTACCATTGCTTATTGACCACTCCCATCCAATTGGTAGAATATCTAATTGTCATTTTATTTCTGTTTCATTATGTAATATGTGATAATAGAACCAATGATATAACCAGCAGCATACACAAGGTAATATGTTAGATATTCCATTATTCTTCTCTATACCAATGGCTACAATAAAAATGCTCACCTAGTTTATCAATCTCTTTCTGTGGATAACCATTCTCTACCAACCACGCCAAGGTATCTTCAACACCTTCTGGTAATTCTTTAGGAAATCCATATAACCATCCACTAGGTGGATCAATCATTTGTTTTCTCATGCTACTTCCTTTTCTTTACAAAACTTGGTAAATTGTTTCAATGTGCCTTTAAATTCTAAATCACGAGAATCACCACTCACACCAAAGAAATTGCAACCACAATTATATACTTCAATATACAATTCATCCTGTTTAAGGAATACATGATACTCATAATCTTGGCCACAATCGGTTACATCGGTTGGATGCAAATAGAATCCACCTGATTCTTTCTTGAAATGAGAAACCAACTGAGCAGCCAAACACGCCATGCCATTGAATTGTAATTCTTTGCCAATGCCATCAAGACCATTCACCAATCTGCCACCATTTAAAAACTCTGCCAACTCTGCACCATGACCGGTTGGATAACCATCAAACTGGCGGTACATATTAACGATTGGTTTCTGGACTTGTCCATACTTCTCATACACGAATGTGAGTGAGCGAGTGCCCATATTATACTCCACACCATCTAATTTGTTTATAATCACCTGTTAATACATTACCACGACCAAAGTTCCGTGCCGGTGCCTTCCATGATGCCGACTTTAGAATCTCACCTTGCTTAAACTGTTTGTCATCGTTAATCAATATCCATGAATGAGAACTCCTTTGATTGGCACTAAACTGGCCAACATGGTTCATAATCACATGGACATATTTACGACCTAATTCATAACTAAACTCTATGAATTGGTTGCCGCCTTTACTATTATAATCATTCTGTAAATGCTGCACATACTCCTGAATACTTAAATCTAATTCATTAAACTTGCCCATATTCAACTCCTCTAATAAATGCCTCACGCTCTATGCGGTTCTCTCTACAATCACGGTCACTAAACTTGTAAATATCAAATGCTTTAGCATCACGCTTACGGGTAGATGATTGAGAACGATTAGGACGAGGACCTCTAAACATTACATAATACTTGGTATAATCAATATAAGGCTTCAATAAACCATACATTGAATATGGTACGCCTTTGTATGATGACCTGAAACCTGTTGGTGCCTGGTAATCTGCCAAAAACATATACATTTTCATTTCTTTTTCTCTATAATCCATATTATCTCACAAAAGTATGGAATGTATTCTCATACAACTCCACAATAGTATCATTATGCAACTCACGGTAATTATTCTCTAACAACTGCTTTGCCAATACTTTCAAATCTGCTTTTTTCAACTTATTAATATCAAGCATATCATTGGCAATCAATTCACTAATAAAGTGGTCAATTTTTCTACTCATATAAACTCCAAAAAGATGAGGTCTTACATCCGACAGAATGCCTCATTCAACCATTATTCCGATAAATTCACAATACGGTGATTAAACTCCATAAAACTAATTTGATGCGGTACAAAGAAGATACGACCTACACGATTTTCCTTTTTTGCTTTGGTTTCATACTTTGTAAACTTGTCAGCGGTTACTGTAATCTTATAAGCGGTGTAACCCATTTCTGTATTGTTGGCATCTTCCACAATACCATCAATAAAGGCATCATCACGACCGGCACATGGTTTAAAATCATATGCACGGATAATGTCACCAATTTTTGCAATATTTGTAAATTTCATATAAGCTCCTAATCAATTAATACAACCATTATACAGGTACCACATTATACCTCAAGCATTTTGGCATCTTGGAGTCGATATACTTGGTCCTTACTTTTAATAATGTTGTATCCACACAACAATTTTTGTTCAACAAACAATTCCACAATTGGTTGATAATCTTCAAAACCTTTTTGGAGTGATTTTAATTCAAGTACCACGAATTCCCATGTATTCATTATTCAGTTTCTCCAAAAAGGATGGAAATATCTCTTTCCATTAATTCATTCATTAATTCTTCATCGGTATAATTGGCATACCCTTTAAAACCATTAATTAATAAACTACTCAAATACCAACCATCATCATTCTCAACGGTATTCATATCGTCATTGATTAAGGTATCAATCGCTTCGGTTCTATCCCACATTATTTCATCTCCTCAATACCTAATATAATACCAGTTTTACAATATACATGGTTGGCATATTCAATCGCCATTTCCAATGTTTCAAATACATCACCATCACAAATATAACTCATAGATCCAGTTCCTCATGTTTTGCTTCAATATCAACAATTGGAGTCCGTTCATACTTAAACTCCAACAATTCTTTAATAAATGCCAATTTTTCTGCTTCAGAAACAGCCGAGACCATTTCTAAATCATACTCAACCAAATCTTTAATCTTATCTTTTAATCTCATAAACTTTCCTAGTTAATAACTACTTACATAATCTTACTAATAACCACTATTTGTTAGTGGTTACTATAAAACTACGCTTCTTGTACATCCGGTAACTTGTCAAGGTCACCAAAATACTCCAGATTCTTGAGGTCGACCTCATTATCCTCTATAATACGATTGGCATCTTCTGGAGTTTCTGCCTTGACAAAATAATCAACATAAAACCATTTACGAACAATATATTCTTTCATTATGCCGCCTTCATCATAAATTGTGGAAACTTAACAAAACCACTTGTATCCTTCTTAGCCTTACCTTTGGCATATAGTCCGACAACCACACCTTTTGGATCCAAGAAGCGGAGGTCACTTTCATCACCATTAAATACTGGTAATCCATTGTAAAACTCAGGCATTGGCAAGGTTTTCTTGATACCAAATACAGTAGCAATATTGTAACCTTGCTGAATGGCAGCATATACATCAGCATCATTACCATCAGCCGCACTAAATGTTAGTGAATAGTTATCAATACCATTTACTTTACGACCTAGAACCTTTGTATAGTCATAGAATTGAATATCAGGGAAAGCAAAGAAGATATTCAAGTGGGTAATACCGTCAACCGTTACATTATACTTTTCGAAAGCAATATCGGAAGTACCATTTAAACGGATAACAGGGATAAGACCTGCTTTAGCGGACTGCTTAATCGCTAAGTTAATATCTTTTACTAATAGTGCCATAAACTGGTCACGGTCATTATAGAATAACTGAGTTTTACGAATCCGTGCTTTCTGGATAGTATTGGTATTCTCACCACGCTTAAACATACCGCCACGACCAGCCGTATTCAAGCAGGCAGTTTTACAGCCTTCCGTTGCTTTAGGACAGGTATTATGACCAGATAATGAAGCAGGTGCAAGGTGCAGGATGTAGGTATTATACCCTTGCTTCATTCCCTTTAAAGTCTTGGGATTACCGACTGATAACAAATTCATATAAACTCACTTTTCTTAAAAATTACAATCAAGATGACCACTAAAAATACCATTATACAGGTATTGGAATAGACCACAATCAATATGGCATATTCCAATAACTATGATTGGCCGATACTTCCACAAGTGTTGTATCGGAACAACATACCACCATTATAAGTAAAAATGGTAATATAAACTAACCATTACTATATTAAAAACAAATAATACACCTACACCACAAACAATTAATCCTAATACATTATAGAATAATCTCATTTACAACCTTTCATAAAATAAACTACCATAATATTAGATAATACAAACGCTGATAATATAATCATATAACCTTATAATGTAAATTAATAATAATAACAGTAAATACCACATCAATAATAGCAATAATAGGGATAATCACCTTATCAACCATTATACTTCTTCCGAGTAAATATCCACATTAATATCATCCAGATAATGATTAAACTCCTCATTATAAGCAATTGGATCTAATTCTTTCAATATATCACTTGGAGAGAATGATATACCAGCAATAATCACATCACCATGTAAATCATCAAAATAATACTGAAAATCTCTTTCTAATTCAGATTTAATACTCATATAATCACTCCTCACAATATAATTCAGATACAAATGCTTCTAATGCTGAATAGTAATGGTCTGGTTTCTCAGATAATAATGCTTCGGCATCACTAAAGATAATACCATCAATTTTAATACCATTTTCTTCTACATAATCATAAAAACGACCTTCATTCTCCATCATCACTTCTTTAAAATAACCCATAATAATACTCCTTTTAATTTAATATACATTATAATAAGCAATATAATAGAAAATCCACTATATTAATCATTATAATATACACTAAGCACTCCGTTAATAACCACCAGTTATAACCTTTATTACTTTCCGTAATATAGTCGGGATACCAGTCGGGACTATGGTGCTATGAATGGCTCTTAGTTTCTTCCTGTGATTCTCCGTGGTTCCTAGTTAATCCTAAAAGGTATTCCTAAGCATCCTCAGATAATCTCAATAATAAAAACTCTAATAATATCAATAGCTTAATAATATTACTAATGGACTCGGTATATTTCAGAGCCCATTATAATACTACTATATGGTTATACTGATAATTTAGCAGTTAATCTGGCAAGTTTATCTTCAGCAGCTTTAATCTGAGCTAATACTTTCGCTTTCTTTTCTGCTTCTTTATTCTGTTTAATTAATACTCTATTATGCTTCTGAATGGTAACGGACTGCTTAATGGACTCTTTTAATGCTTTTACTAGGTCACGCTTAGCGGATAATGATAATTGGTTAATGTCAAATGTATTGGTAGTGGTCATAATGTATAATGCTTTCTATAATGTAATGGTAATAATGGTTAATGGTGTTGCTTATACTGCTTTATAATGATATAATACTATTGGTAATGGTTAATGGCTTGATATTCTTGCGGGATTTTCTTGTGATAATATTGCCGCCATTATGGATAAAATCGAGAATATCACGCTGGATCTGAATATCCGCTTTGAGTTTAGCATTATGTACTGGAGATAATGCTTTGGTACCAGTGAATTTCTGAGCAATAATATTACATTCAGCATATTCCGAGATAATCGGAGCGACAGCCTTAGAGGCACGCTTGGCAGCACGGCTCATAGTGGGCTTATTCATTTTGAGGTCGTGATTCACAAGCGCCAGCATACGCTTTAATTCCGTGATAGATAAACCAGCTAATTCCATAGGACTCCTTATAAAGTGTTGTATCGGAACAACAGCGGACTTTTCGTGCCGCTTTCATTCAATAAAACCAGTATACAGGAACTGGCCGGAGTGTCAAGCGAAAGATTTGAGCCGTTTGGGGCTGGGCGCGGAGAGTAGTATAGCGGAAGACTGGAGTATTATTTTAGTGGTAATAATGGCGCTTGGAGTGGTATAGGAGTGGTGCTACGGATGGTGATAGGATTGGCGTGTTGCTTGGTGGATATTCTGTTACGGTGCCACGATGTGTTGTAAAAAAACAACAAAACAGACAGTATTAGAAAAAAAGCTGGTGGTGGTCGGACTGTTGTTTAGATAACTTTTTTTCTAACCGATTTTTCGAATTCCTGACTTTTTCCTGGAGGAAATTTTTGAAGGAGGACTCTGTGTCTCCAGAATTTTTTTCCTGGTACCCGTAATCACTGGAACCTTCTTAGTCGTTTCTTTCTTTTCTACCAAATTACCATGTGAATCGACCACAAGGACCTTCGTAACCTTCGAGTTATCCATTACAGTACCTTATTGAGGATTCAGATTAATAGGAGTTTTCATTAATTCTTGGAACTGAGAATACCAATCTGGATTCGCTGAGAAGTAATAGAGAGCTGCGTACCATGCTGCCAATCCAGCAAAGTACATAAAGATATAGTAACCTATTCGTTTACCAAAGAGGCCTTGATTAAAGAAAGCCCAAGTTACACCTAACATAAAAGAGAATAGGTTAAGGGAGAATAGTGAGATATCAAAGAAGTTTATGTTCGTCATAATATAGTATAATTAAATTTTGTTAAGTTTTGTCAAAAATCATGGAGATTCTGAGTATGGTCAAGAGGATGTGTTTCTTTGTAATGAATCGAGAATACCAGAACCTTTTCTGTACCCATAGTTTAGGGTCTAGCCAGAAGCAAGTGATATACCAAGGTTTAACCATGATATGTACCACTTCGAGTGAAGGTATGCGTAGTCATGTTTTTCTCTGCGTTGTATGATATAGTACCACCGGTTCCTGTGGGTTTTCCTGGATAAGTCATAATGACGGATCCAGTACCTCTCGGATTGCTGAGAGGCTCATTAGAATTCTTCTGAGTACCTTTGGTATCTTTTGGTATCTTCTTCTTGAATCTGGACTGAGAGAATGCCGGAAGCGCCTGGAAAATCGCCGGTGAAACTGAGAGGAATTTAAGAAAGGTTCTTCTAGAGGTTGCCATCGTATGTTTCGCTCGTCTTGTCTGTTTGAACGGTATTAGGTGCCGGTTTGAGAATAGGGAAAATATTCTGGTTTAGAAATGAATATTGTTGTGGTGAGATAGGTCCACCGGAGAGTGCGTTGAATTCTTCAAAGGTACCGTCATCATAGTAATATACGGTCTTAATCAATTTTCTCATTCTAATATATTCCCGTCAAGTATCATATTGTGTCTAAGTGTATATCGTTCTACTGCGTTCTTAGCGTGGCGAGGATTAATGTAATTACCGAGATATTCATCTTTACCAATAATAACAAAAGAAGTTGCGGAAGACCGATTACCTGACATTCCAATACGAGATACTTCACCAACGATTCTACCGGTCTGTACTTCAAAGTATAGGTGATTACCAGCTAACTGGCCATCTTCCCATGCATAATCTGTTATCATATCAAATCTATCTAAGTATAAATACTAATATCGTAAACACTATCACAAATGGTGTTCAATAAAAAATCTCAAAAGGTAATACAATGAAACTATTAAAAAAAATCTATAACTTCTTCTTTGACCTTGGTTACTATGCCAGAATGGAACAGTATATCAAGTCTAAGAATCCACAAACTCATGAAGAACTGGAAAGAGTTGTTCGTGACTACTACGCTATCCGTGGTCTATAGTGAATATGGAGATTCTTATTAATCTCCTTACTTGGACTTTTTAACCCGTTCAGTAATCACTTTAGATTTACCAGTTTTGGTATCCGTTTTCTTGGTGGTTTTAAATCCACCAGATTTATGAGTTTGTTTCTGTTTAGTTGCCATCACTTATTCTTCCAATTAAATCCTAAAGCTTTATATAATACTCTCTGATACCATTTCGGTTCAGATTCCATTCCTACACTAATACCACCGATTGACAATTCTCCAACAGAATTAATAGGAGATACTGTCAGTTGTGGTGCAATGTTGGTTGCCCATGTTGCCTCGGCATTTACATATAACATACCCGTTGGATAAGGTCCTTCTCGGCCGATACCTTGTACTCTCAAATAATACTCATGTGCAGAGCAATGTGAAAAATCTAAATCTAAATCAATCTGTTCTGTTAAAGGCCAGAAAAACTCAATTTGTTGTTGGTACATTTAATACCTCCGATTCAAATTAATCTTCGAAAATCAACACCACATCATCTTCATTCACAATGAAATAACTTTCACCATCAAACTTGGTTGGAACTGCTTTGTTCCAGTTAGGAAGAATTAATTGGCCTTCTTCAATCAAAGTAACCTCACTACCAATTTTTAATACAGTAGCCTTATTAACTTCGGCAGGATCCGCAGATTTGAGAATGATACCAGAAGAAGTGACCTTCTCTTTCTCAATGACTTGGACAATAATATTCTTTTTAATAGGTTTTAACATCATTCGCTTTCTTTTTTCTACATTCTTCAATTACTTTTACCGGAACATCCGGATGCCAACCACCAACTAACATATCACAATTATAACGGACTAATTCAGGAATGTCAAATGCTTTATGGTAATCATCATCAGAAATATAACCATAGATAGTGGAAAAACTCAATATAAAAAATATCAGTTTAATAGATTCTGGTATTTTATATTTTGGTATCATTGGATTTGTTGTTTTAGTTGGGCAATAATATCTTCGATTTCAATTCTAATGGGATTACCATAGGGAATCCAAACTTTAATGTGTGTTAACAATCTCAGTAAGTTCTTGTGATCCATTATTCTTCATCATATTTTAAAAATTTAATTACGGGTAATTTGTTCGCAACTTCGATATACGCATCTCTTAATGTTGGTGCAACAACACGGCAATTGAATATGCCGTTTTCAATGATAATATCAAAGGGTGCATAACCAACAAAAGATTCATCTACAATACATCTGATGTACCAAGCTTTGGCTTCTTTACACCTATTGATTAAATCTTCGTATATCTTTTTGGGATTAAATGGTTCGTCTGATATTTCAGGCATTTTCGTTCAGAAATTTAGGTCCAGAATCACCTTCTTCTAAAACAAAATCTTCCGCTAGTGCCTCAGCATCATCAATATTAAAAACATTTCGTTTTTGGTAGAACTTGTCATCCAAATACATATTGATAGTATAACCACCATCAGTCTTTAATACATCGGCTCTTTTGTTGCCATTCATAAATTTAGACATTGCTATTTCCATATTTCTCTCCAAAAGCATATTTTCTAGCTGCCAGTTCAGCTTGTTCTTCAGAGTTAAAATATTCTATCATGCCCAAGTCACCCGCACCAGGTTCTTTTTGAACTTCTCTGTAATGGACATAATATTCATTTAACTCACCGTCATAATATATATCTGACATTTTTTGAGCAAAATTTCCTATGAAGGTAGCCAATCTCTCTCTATTCATTATGCAATCATTCCAATAAATCGGTTTAATACAACACGGTTAGACAAACGGTTACCGGCAAATTTACTAAATGCGGAAACCAAGCCACGGGTCGTTGCGTTTTCTTTCACAACAAATTCAACATCATCATCTGTATCTAGGCCTTCTGAACGGAGTAAATAATATTCATCGTAACCAGCATTAGTAACAGTTAAACATTTGTTCTTACGGAACTCAGATTTATATTTGTCCATATTGGCGGCTCTTGGAAAGAAGTTATAAACTTCACGACCAAATTCACGACCGGATAATACAAAGAAACCAACAATATTACAACCAGTTCTTTTCTTTAGAATAGAAATAAAGTGTCCTGTCAATTCACGACCACGAGCATAATCAACTCGTACCTCATGTTTAGTAATTGGGTCACGCATTACAAAGCTTTTCTCAATATTATAACCACCGTTACCATCGAGTTCTGGATTATTATAACCAGAACTAATATAACCATTTGGGTATTTTGTATATACATTTCTTAAACTTTGGCCTTCACCATCGGTTAAGAATACTGTATTCACCACTTGTAGTTTATATTGTTTCTGAAATTCTGGAATAATCTTAGTTGCTGCAATAACAGTTTCATTTAGTGGAGTTCCACCCATCTGAAACCAACCTGGTTTCCAACCACGTTGTTGTGCCATATTAACCAATGCTGAACCAGCATATGTAAATTCAGAAGCAGTCATTTTACTGGACAAGATATTAATCAATTTAAAACCATGCATAACAATATCACCAACTACAACTTTAGGTGTGTATGGTTCATCAAATTCTGAACTAAAGGCATATACTTCATAAGGAATGTTTACCTTCTTACAGAACATCACCAAGTTAATCAATTGTTTCATGGTGTTCTCAATGTGATGGTGCATAGAACCTGACCAATCTAAGAACATTACAAGACCATGTGATTTACCATTAGGTACAACTGTAACCTTTTTGAAAATATCATCCATCAATTGATAACCATAAATCTTGGACATATTCAATTCACCAGTTTTAGCAACTGATGCACGTTTCATTTGCTCGGCATTTTTACGGAGTTCAAATTCTTTGGACAAGTAACCAACAACTTTCTTGGCATCATTACGCATCTTAGTAAATTTAGCAACATCAACACCGAAAGTATTTTCGTATGGAGAATTATAACTATCTTTAATACGCTGAACATCACCTTTATATCGGGTCCAAGTTTGTTTGTATGAGAAGATTGCTTCACTCAAATTAATATCGGGGATATTACCATAATAAAATGCTCGCTTATCATTAGCAAACAACTTGGATTCATTTTTACGGAAGGCATCATCGGTGTGTGAACGGATTCCATCTTCGGCAGAAGAATTGTGTGGATTCTCAGGATTCATTCCATATTCTTCACCTTCGGTAGGTTCTTTATCTGATTCACTTTCGCCTTCATCAGAAGGTTGATTAGATTTTTTGGATTGAGTTTCTTCATCATCCCAATCATTCTCATCATCAATATCACCATAACCAAACGGATCAATTTCTCCATCCGCTTCTTCATTGGTTTCTTCGTATGTTGGTGTTTCGGATTTGCGTTTTTCGTTTTCTTCTTTGAGATATGCTTGCACCAATCTGGCCACTTCCATCACATCATCATAAGATTGAGTATTTTCAATTTTATCAACCAAAGTTTTCTCAAAATCGGTAAATTTGATACCTTGTGATGCACCACCCTTGGTGTAAAGGTTAACACGGTCAATAAAGTTTAAATCATTTAAATCAATACCTGCAGTACCAAAGAAATCTTTATCGATTAATTCTTTGTATGCACGAATGAAAGAGGAACGAATACCAGGATATTTGTTTTTGACTTTACGCTCAATACGGGAATCTTCCAATACATTCATAATGCCCATTGGAATCTTTTCTTCGTAAGCCTTAGTCATGCCTTCTAACGGAGTGTAGAGAGCATGGCCAACTTCATGACCCATGAAAAGGTCATACAAGTAACCAGAAATATTCTTATCAAGAATAGGAACCGTAAGAATACGATTCTTTACATCGAAAGCGGCAGTTTGTACGTTGCGCTGTTCAATGGTCAAGTTTTCGGTAGCCATTAATTTGGCAAGTAGTGATTTTGATTCAATTAGTTCCATAAGTTCTCCGATTTAATGAAACCATTATACTACAAATAATGCTTACCGTCAAATGCTTTTTGTAAAGGTGTTGTTTTTTAGCAACACATTTCATTAAACTGATTTAAAATTGTATAAATCCGCTAAATTTGCATAATTTTGTTGGTCTTTTTCGAATCCAGACAAGGCAACCCAACCTCGAACAACATTATCCAAGGATTGGAAGTCGTATTTGTCTGCCAAAGCAAAAATTTGCGTATCAATCTTGTCTAATTGCTCTTGTAAACCAATTTTACTACTATCCATGATTTTTTCCTTCATTTTTATCAAAAATTTGTTGCTCAATTGCGCTGGCCAATTCTTCGGCAAGATTCGGATTGAATTTTACAAGAAAATATGCAACATCCTGCGCTGGAATGTGCCGCATATTGAACATAATATCATCAATGCCTCTCAAAATGTCTTTTTCTTCATGTTTGCTTAACATAATAACCTTATTGTATAGTAAAATTTTCAACGGATGACACTACACTACCTCTTTGCTTCGCTTTACCTACTGATTGTAACCATTGTAACTCAATTTTTAGTTCTTCATCAGTCAATTCGAAAAGATAATCTTCATATTCTTCCCATTCATCTTGTGTAATACTCATCTTCTCATGCTCGCTATCTCTTTTGCTTCATTGTCGGTAAATACTGGCACAGCATTACTTTTATGCATCGTACCAATTCCTTTAATCTTGTCACCTGTATATGAATTTCCGAATTTCTTTGTACAAGCAATAAATCCAGTATCCAAGGACGCAATGTTAGGAGATTCTCGACCGGCCGGAACGGTAAACATTGGAGTTACTTTGGAAAACTTCGTGGATTTATTTTTACTGAAATTGGTAGACATCGAATTAATGGATAGTAACCATTCTTCGTGCTGTAATTTCTTGGCTTTAGAAACTTTACGTTTCTTGGATTTTGGAATATAACCGTAAATTAACATATAATTCTCCGTGACTGAAGAACCATTGTATTACAGTTTGATGGTGGTGTCAAGCAAAGTGTTGTATGGAAACAACAACATTACCAATACCTTATTTCAAAGGCGGACATACCTACTTATGATGAAATTTCAAGAATTAAGTGGTATACTTAGTTTTTATCATCAGGTGAAATTTCAAGTTCTTCTTCAAATACATCTTCAGTATTCTTGATATACTTTTTGACCTCTGGATGTTCTGATTGTCTTTTCTTACTATGCAAAAAGTTCTTTGCATATGTGTAATCGTCATTATAGTCTTGGTTCTTACGGAACTTACCTACAAATTTTGTCACTTACTTCTCCTATTTCATAGTTTCAAAAGTTATGCCTTTAATTTTAGATTCAGGCATATTATGCATATCTTCATCCGAAATATAGGTAATATCGGAATGAGGATAACAAATTTTTACAAGTTTTAATAATTGAATGATTGTACCATCAGAATCATTGAATGAAAATATTTCATCGACACACTTTAAATTTGATATAATTTCTCGGCGAGTTTCATATTCTTGTACATAACCACCTTCTGACCATTGCATCCACCAATCAGAATGGACGCCGACAACTAACCAATCACCCTTAGCTTTACATTTTTTAAGGAACTTTAATTCCTCGACAGATAGTGGATCATATATGCCACAAGTTATTATTATTCTATCTTTTTCGAACATTGGAAATGCCTCTTTAACAAATTTATAATCTAAGCCTTTTACGCCTAGGTCTTTTTGTAAAATTCCCATGACTACTTCTGCTTCACGGGGTTCAATTGATTCCAATAACTGCAATAATAATTGTTGTCTTTTTTCTTGAGATAACTTTTCAGCCGACTGGTCACCTTTTTGAAATAGGTACATCTTACGAATTTCTGTTGTTAAGTTACAGTTAGCTAAACCTGGTACTTTATTACCAACATCAATTCTATAATCGGCCGGCATTTCATTAATTAACCATTGATGATTCGGATGAAATGCCAACTCTAATACTTGAACAAGAACCTTTGATAAGTTCTTTTCAATTACTAACATTCTTTCTTTTTTGTTACCAGCTTCTTCAAATTCATCAAAAATCTCATAAATGTTTTTCATTAAAAATCCTCTATTACTTCCATTAAGTTCTTCAGTTTATGCTCAATAAAATAATTCAGCAGTTTGTTCCTTTTTGCTGGAACGGTTTCTTCATAAGTATTTATGATTTTCTCTTTAATCTCAACCGGAATAAAAGTCAAATCAATTAGTGTTGCATTACGCATCCAATTGGCCTGGATAGTTTCTTCTTGGTCAGTATATGCCTCACGCATCAACTTCTCTAATACACCTTTGGTGATTGGTTTCTGCCTTAGGTCACGAACAAAACAATCACCAGGTGAGAAGATGTTTGGAATGCCATCACCTTTATCACCACGAATAATCTTCTCTTTTAAATCCATAATTGGATTAGGAGATACAATATATTTCTTCTGTGATGGATTATATTGTTTTACATTCTTACCATAGTTCTGCAATTGCAAGAAGTCACCATCACTTGATAGAATCAAAATTGGTTGATGTGGTGCAAATCGTGGAACCAAGGTACCAATAATATCGTCAGCTTCGGCACCCTCAACATCAATCACTTTGTAAGGGAAGTTTTCCTTGAGTTCGACTTTAAACTTTGCCAACATATCAAAGATGAGATGCCAATCCAAATCGGACTTTTCACGGGTTTTCTTACGACCAGCTTTATAGAATGGGAAATAATCTTTTCGCCAGTATTTACGATTATCACAACACAATACAATTTCACCATACTCTTTAAAATTTCGAGCATGGGTTCGTATAATATTGAGAATCATGTGACGAATTAGGTCCTCATCTAATTTACCTTTTTGATTGGCAATTTGCGCCATGAGACCTGCGAGTAATACTTGATTTAAATCTACTAATACCATAATAAACTTTCAATAGTTTCCAATTAAGATACTATTGTATCATGCTTTCTGTAATTTGTCAAATGTTTTTTGGATGAAGTTATTTGATGTGGTGGTCTTACGGGCCATGATACCAAAAATACCAAATGGTAATAAACCAGACATATATTCCAATGGATCCATAAAAATGGCATCGAACATATCAATATCTACCAACTCACCATCTTCTGATTCTTTGAATAGAATAACGTGATAAGCGTTACCCATAGCTGAGTGTCCTACGTTTTCGCCCGCATCTTTATATGATGCACCTTCTAGGTGAATTGTATCTTCTTTTGGTCCCGGAAGGAAAAAGAAAGCGTCATGCTCCTTGTCCTGGAGTACCTTTAAGTAGTCTAGCATTATAGTCCTTGATGTGTGATTTTCTTACTCTTACCATTATCCATGAGTTATAGTAATCTTCCGATTCCATTACACCACGAATAAATTGCTCTTTTGCTTCGAGATAACCACATTCACCTTTTGACTGGCAAAGATGTAATATTTCTCTAGTGAAGTTTTCATTCCCTAATGATAACACATCTTTAGCCAATTCGGCACTACTTCCATAGTAAGTTTGCCAATCGCTGAATACCTTAATCTTCTTCTTCTTACCTTTGACTTGTTTGGTTTTGGCAGAATAAAAGAATTTCTTGCCTATGTATTTTCTACCATTCGTCAGATTAGTTATCTGATACACGAACCCGTAATTATTACCAATCAAATCTTCAGTAAAATCTTTACCATCATGTTGCCAATACATTACTTATTGTTTTTCTTCTTATCAGCAGCGATACGAGCTCGTTCTGCCTTATCGGTCGGCATACCATGACCTTGATATCCCGTGTAACCATAGTCATCTTTGCCAGGTCCAGTCCATTTGACTGGTTTGGCGTCTTTGTTTTTAGGATCATTGACTTTTGGTAAATCTTTTTGTAGTTTACGGAATAGGTTGTTTTTGTTTATTGCTTCCACAAATTGTTTGAATGTTTTCGGCATATTATTCTCTTATAAATAGTTGTATGTCGCCGGACTGGCATCCGCACATACTCTAATACGAAAGGACCGTGTCAGCATGAGTATTTATCTGTTTGAATCCCAAGAAGAATGGGAACGATTCAATTCCAATATATCAAAAATCTTCGATATTAAATATACACCAACAAGTTATAAACCAATTAAATTGGCTGAAGAAAAAATACCAGGAACTTGGTTAGGACTTAAACATACAGAAGAAACCATTATCAGAATGAAACAATATAATCCTAGTGAAGAAACTAGGAAAAAGATTGGTGATTCACATAGAGGTACGAAACAAACTTGGATTACCAAAATGAATAAAAACCGTAAATTAGATAAGGTTTGTCCACATTGTGATAAAACAATCGGTTATCTAAATTACGGTAAGTGGCACGGAGATAAGTGTAAACTTAAAGTTTAGTCCCATTCTCCGGTGTCTAAATCATCTTCATCATCTTCCACATAATCTTCGGATAATTCTTCGATTTGTTCACCACAGAATGGGCAATGTTCAGGTAAGTCTTGAGAAACCATTTCTTCCATATATGCAACTGAATAAGTTGATTCACAACTTAAACATTCTCCCGTTAATTGTTTTTGTGTCATTGTAAGTCCTTATTTGGCCCATACATCACCCCAATCTCCAGACAAGGCACCTTTTGCATAATCGGTTGCTCTATTCTCAAAGAAGTTTGTGTGTGTTGGTGCGTTAATCATTTCCTCTACCCATGGTAAAGGATTACGTTTCACTTTAAACTGACCTTTGAGTCCTAAAGAAATCAATCTACGGTCCGCAATATAACGAATATACTTCTTAACATCTTCAGCAGATAAATCTTCCATGGCGCCCATAGCGAAAGCCAGGTCAATAAACTTATCTTCCAATTCTACCATCTTCTCAGCAATCGTATATAAACGACCTTTGAGTTCATCATTCCAAATCTCACGATTTTCTTCTATGTATGTTCTGAATAATTTAATCATATTCTCGGTATGTTGAGTTTCATCAACAATTGACCAAGTTACAATCTGACCCATACCCTTCATCTTACCGTGTCTTGGGAAGTTCAACAACATGATAAATGATGAGAACAACTGCATACCTTCAGTAAATGCGGAGAATACTGCAATATGTGTCGCTGTATTTTCTTTGGTAGTATTTTGACCAGAGATATTTAAAATGTAATCGTGTTTCTCCTTCATCTCCTGATACTGCATGAACTCATTATACATGGTTTCAGGTAGACCAAGTGTTTCAATAAGGTGTGAGTAAGCAGCAACGTGTAAGGCTTCTCTGGCAGCGAAACCAAGAAGCATCATGCGTATTTCGGGTTGAGGGAAATAAGGAAGATAATTGTTAACATAACCACCAGCAACATCAATATCTCCTTGGGTGAAGAATCTAAAAATGTGTGTGAGAAATTGTTTTTCTTCTTTACTAAGTTTCTTTTTCCAATCTTTAACATCCTCGAGCATTGGCACTTCAGTATGTAACCAATGTGATTGCTCATGCTTAAGCCATGCATCATAAGCCCAAGGATAATTAAAAGGTTTAAAATATGTCCGTTCATCGGTCATCCTTGTTTCTGTTTTCTTAATCATTCTTCTCTCTATACACTAAATGAGGAACCGCATCCGCAGGTACCTTTAACTTCTGGATTTGTTATAACGAATTGTGAATTGAATTTTTCTTCTTTATAGTCCAAAGTGGCCTCCATTAAATATTGAGCTGACATTGAATCAACAAACACTTTAATGGAATCCTTTTCAATCACAAAATCATCTTCTTCTTGTTTGTCATCAAAGGTGAATTCATATTGAAAACCTGAGCACCCTCCACCTTTTACTGACATTCTTAATGCTAAATTATGATTATTTGGTTCTTCAACAATTAAATCTCTAATTTTACTGAAGGCATTGTCGGTTACTTTAACCATTTTAACCTTCACAAGCAATACAATCGTTACCTTGAGCAATCTGTGTCATGTCCAGTTCTTTGATAACATTTCTTTCAATCTTCTTAGATACTTTATCTGCCTTACCAATCTTTTCAGAACGGCAATAGTAAAGTGTTTTCAGTCCTTTTTTCCATGCCATAAAATGAATGGCGTGAATATACTTAATGTGTGCATCTGGTCTAAAGAATAGATTGAGTGATTGTGCTTGGTCGATATACGCTTGTCTATCTGAAGCCAATTCAATTACCCAACGTTGGTCAATCTCCATAGATGTTTTGAATACATCTTTTTCTGCTTGAGTAAGAATATCCAAATGTTGGCATGAACCATCATTAGCAATAATGGAAGACCAGATATCATTATACTCATCAGAATTGATTTCATTCAATTCATTGGTTAAATGATTTTGAATAACGGCATCCAACCAACGGTTCTTATTTAAGAAAGAGCCTGATAAAGTATCCTGGCGATAAGCATTGGCACGATAAGGTTCAACAGAAGGAGAAGTATTCCCCATGATAATGGAAGAAGAAGCATTGGGAGCGATAGCCATAAGATGACTAAACCTACGACCAGTACCGGCCGCATCAGGCGCTTCACCCCTTTCGGTACCCAATTGAATATTTGCAACATCTAGGCCCTCCCTGATTGATTTAAAGATTCTGTTATTGGCAACTTTGGCCATAACACCTTCCCAAGCAATACCGTTGCGTTGCAAATAAGCATGGAACCCAAGAGCACCGATACCAATAGAACGTTCTCTTTCGGCACTATACTTTGCACGAGCAATAGCATCAGGAGCATTAGCAATGAAATAATTGAGGACATTATCAAGCATTTCGGCAACGTCTTTAAGAAATAATGGCTCATTCTTCCACTCATCATAAGTCTCCAAATTTAAACTGGACAAACAACATACTGCTGTTCTTTGTTCATTTGTAGGCAAAATAATTTCAGAACAAAGATTCGATTGGTGAACCTTTAATCCCTTTTCTTTTAAGAAAGATGGTAGTTCACGATTACTTGTATCAATGTAATGGATGTAGGGTTCACCAGTATGCATACGCAATTCTAAAATCATCTGCCATAACATTTTGGCAGATACGGTTTCACGAATTTCTTTGGATGCTGGGTCAACTAGATTCCAAGAATCATCAAAATCAGGATTCAACATTGACTGTTCAATGATGTGCATGAAGTCATCTGTGATATTAATACCATGATGAAGATTTAAACACCGCTGGTTTGGATCACCAGTTGGTTTACGCATTTCTAAGAAACCAATAATATCTGGATGAGAAATATCGAGATAAGCAGCATAACTACCCCTGCGAGTACGACCTTGGCGATATGCCAAAGAACTTGCATCATAGATTTTGAGGTGAGGCATAACACCAGTAGATTTATCATCTGCTGAACGAATACCAAAACCAATACCAACACCACCCCCAAGCATAGAAAGCCAATTAGTTTCTGAGAGATTATCAACTAATCCTTCCGCAGTATCTTCAATATAATTAAGGAAGCATGATATAGGCATACCACGCTTAGAGCGACCAAAAGAAAGAATGGGAGTAGAATAAGAGAGCCAATGCTTACTGCTGTATTCATATAATCTTTGTGCATGTTCTTGATTAGTTCCGAATGATTTTGATACAAATGCAAATCTGTGTTGTGGGGATGTTTCATCTTCTTTCATATACGATTCTTGTAATCGCTTAATGCCGAGTTCATCAAAAAGTTTATCTCTTTCCAAATCAATATTGATGCCGAGGTATTCCATATATTATGCCTTGTTGTTATAGTTATTATTATTTTGATACAAATTCTGTAATCATCGGGAAGATTGGTTCAATCGCTTTAGCGCAGGCAAGAGCAATTTCTCGATGTTCTTTTTGAGTTCCTTTCTCACTACGGAGCTGTATATAGTGAACCCAAGACCGCAGAGTTCCATTCATATACATCTTTGATACTGTCATACCTTCAGGCAATACTGCTCTAGCTTGTTCTTTTGCAATACCGTTTTCAATAGCCCAACGATATGCTTTTTGTGCTGCATGTGCTACATAATCTTGTTGTGTTTCCCAATTCGTTTGTAACTTGATATCATCAACTTCAATACTGTTCTGACGATTTTTGGTATCTTGTAACCTTGCTTCTTTGAATTCGATACCCAAATCTGCTACCGCATATCTTTGTGAGAATTCTTGGAATGAAAAGGAACGATGTCTTAATATTTGTCGTGCAATATCTCTAGTAGTTTCGATTTCTAAACAAATGCTCACCATTTCAAGTGGTGACCAATGTTGGTTCTTAATGAGGTAACGAATTAACTTCTCGCTCGTTTCGTGGTTCGTCTGATTGCCTGGATTTGATACTCTTGCACAGAACGCAATCAATTCTGTCATGTTCTCAGCGAAATAAGATTCCGACTGACTGTATGATACTAATTCTACCTTCATATTATATTTTTTTCCAATTCACAAATTCCATTTTAGCTCTCAAATTCAAGAAGGTATTTTTATCTATAAATTCTTGGATTTCATCTGGTGAAAAACCATCAAGAATCATATCATTAACGTCTTTTGAATCCACCATTTCAGGCCAAATAACCACATTAAAATGATTATCTATTGCGTGTTCCAACTTGTTACAAATCTCTTTGTTACGAGGCTCGTTGTCAAAGATTAAAACCACCTTGGACTTGTCCAATACGTTGGTAATTGATTCTAGGTTACTGTCTGCTGTCGCCACACAATTATCAATAAACATTGAATCAATAGGACCTTCTACAACATATACTAACTTATCCGTATCTATCCTGTCAAGACCATAAACTTTTTTATTATCGTCATGTAACTTTAATGTGATATATCGTAGTTTCGATTCACCCAAAGAGCGCCCTTGCACAGCCATGAGATTCTTTTCTGCATCATAGAACGGTATAACCAACCTCTTATCATCCTTATGGAGTCCTTCTTTTTCAATACCCAATCTCTGTATGAACGCTGCGAAATCTTCCGCATAGTATAGTTCTGTATAAAGGTTCTCCGGAATCTTCCTCTGTTCGACATAGCTCTTATTGATGGAAGGTCCAATGACTTTTTGAAGATTGGTTTCTCCGTTTTGAATTCCTCAAAATCGGGCTTCGGATAATTGTTATTCCCCGTTTCACCATTTTTATATCTTTCAAGTTGATACTCTTTTAACAAGTTTGGATCCACTTGTTTTAAGAAATTATAGAAAGTTGTGGATATGCCACAGTTATGGCACATATAAAAGTAGTCATTCTTCTTGCGAAAGATATAACCACGGGACTTCGTTTTATTTTTCTGTGAGTCGCCACAGAGCGGACACCGAAAATTATAAAGGTCATCTTTCTTTCGAGCAAACCTTTGTAATTTAGGCGAAACTTGTAACAGGAAAGACCTGTCAATAAAAACACTCATAATATTATAATACCAATCAAAAATTAAAAAACTAATTAACCATGCAGTAACTTGGTTATTGTATCAGTATTGACGTGAGAAATCAACCATGAAAGTACAATAATACCACCGGCAAGCATCCACTTATATTGGTTAATCTTATCTAGAGAATCCTTCTCAGACTTGTTATTTTCAGCAATCTCAGCTCTAAGTTCTTTGATTTCTTCCATAATGCGTAATTCGGTAATTTGAACTTTGTCAATTACAGTATCGATGCGGTCGTGAATGTCTTTAATTTCGGCATTCTTTTCCATTCTTTTTTGTTCTATCTCTTTGTAGATTTGTGTGGCGTATCGTTCTTGTTGCATAACAAGTTTTTCAATCACCTGATCCATTTTTTGGCAAAGAGAGGTCAAAGTAACAACTTGTGTCTTTAAAACCCCAACATCCACTTTTAGTTCTGTAACATCGTCAGTCATTACTATTCTCTTTTATTTATGAAATTATTAACGATTTCTCGTTGGTATTGTTTGTATTTCAGTAGTATTTTCTTCTAATCTACTACCGCCTGAAAATCCACCTTCCATCCCAACACCAAATCCCAAAGTAGCAATCTTTTCTTTTGTTCTACCATAAGATGAGATTCCTAGTATTGCACCCATAGCCAAATAAAATAATCCACCACCCCTAAGTGTCATTGGTTCCCATTGTGTATACACATGGCCAGAATATTCACCTTGTAATATTGTCCAACCAACTGGTGCAATTATAAAATCAAATAGACATATGGCCAAGAAAGCCCAAGCCATATATGGACGCCAATTTCTTGAAACCCAATCATTTGAATATAAAGATTCAGTTTTATGTTTAGTCATTTAATTTTGTAAAATGTAAAGTGCTTGATTATAAGCTGCTCTTCTTTCCATTAAAGCGTGGTCACCACCATTAATAACTCTACTAACTTTATCAATACCTTCCGTTTCAAGGTAATGATTTAAATTATTTGTTTTCCAAAACCAACAAGCTGATTGTGTAGCTCCATCGGTTGTTAACAAATAATCACAAACTTCTTCAATAGGTTTATTAATGTAGTCGGCAAACAACTGATAATTATTTTTACCGGTTAATTGTATAATTCCTCTACCGATGTACTTCCATCCGTCACCACTTTCTTCATCACCATTGCCCATACGATAGGCATAAACATAATTAGCAATCTTTTCAGGTTGCCTTGCATATAGATTAGCAAACTCTATATTAGGAAATCTTTTTGGCCAAGTTCTCACTAATCCTTCAGCACTATAATTTAAATTTTCCCTCAATCTTGTAAAGTTTGCTGATTCAACTGAACATTCAGCAATAAAAGCAGCAATTCGTTCAATCGTATCTAATTCAGCATCGGGAAAAAATAGCGCAAAAGAGTTAAACCAACTTTTTACATTGGTATTACCCGGCAACATCTTAACGAATTGCTGAATAGTAAAACTCATATTACTTTACAGACTCAAATAACTTTTTTTGTTCAGTATACCACTTTTGCCAAGACTTTAATTGGTCAGCAATTTGATTGTATGTTGCATAGTTCTCAATTACTACGCCGAACACTTCGCTTGCTGAAGAATTATCAGGAATCTCTTTTAGTTCTGGTACTGGTTTCATTAAAGCATCATTTGCTTTAGGAAAAGTTTGTACCACAGGAACAACTGAACATCCAAATAAACCAACTGTACAAATTAAGATTAATATTTTTTTCATTTTTTGCTTCCGTTACGGTTGCGTGCTGAATCATTTAGAATA